AACATTCAACCATTTCTTCTAAATCTTTAACCAAATTCTTTCCAACAATACCATTCATTTTTTCTTCAAAAGCTACAAATTTTTCCCATGAATCAAAATCAAAACATTCAGCAAATTCTTTTCTTACTTTTAATCCAAATTCTACTTGTTTATTCATTCACTCACCTCTTTTTTCAAAAAATGCATCGAAATTCTTTTTCCCATTCGGTTGTTTCACGTGGTGTAACCTGTGTGTTATATTTGCTATAGTTCCATCAATATCAACTATTATTGCTTTTGTTTTCACTTAATCACCTTGAGGAATATGTGTAGTTCGAAGAAGCAGTTCTCGAGTGATTGGCCTTGTCCTTGTTTCACTACTTTGAATTTGATGTCTTTGCGATCTATTTTCCACTTGGTCATGTCAAGGTTTCTTTCGAACCAGTCATTGTAGAACATGGTCCTGTGGTTTGGTGCTACGATTGCGAGGAGTGGCACATAGATTTCTACGAGTGAGTTTGGTTTGCAGACTCTGTGGATTTCTTTCATGAAGCAATAAGGATCTTCGATGTGTTCTAGGAAGTGACCTGCATAAATCTCATCAACTTCACTATCTTTGAATGGAATTCCTGTGTTGAGGTCATGGATTATATCTACTTTGAATTCTTCTCCTGTTGCTTCGTTATGTTCTATGATATCTATTCCTGTGAATCCTTTTTTTGTGAATTGGCCACAACCGACATCAAGTTTTATTTTTTTAGTTTCTTCACTCATCCTTTCACCTTGAACCAGAGTATGTGTCTGTTGATTCTTCCAGGTATTTTTTTTACTAACTCGAATTCTATAAATTTTGCGTAGTTTTCAACGAGTTCTACTTGTTCGTTGTTGATTTCGAACACAATTTCTTTTGTAGCACTGAACAAGTGGTGTAATGATTGTGTTGTGTCTGTGTAGTGTAACATGTTCAAGCAGAGTGTGATGTCTCTTGGCCTTGGGGTGTAATCATCAATGTTTTCTTGGAGAAAGTCAACTGGACATTGCTTGAGCCAAGCTATTTTCTTTGCATTTTTAATGTATTTTTCATGGATCTCGATTCCAACGCATCTACTTGCTCCTGCTTCTTTGATTTTGAATAAAAAGAATCCTTCGTTGCATCCTACGTCAACAACACACTTGTCTTTGAAGTCGATTCCCATGTCTTTGAGCAGAACCCATGTTTCTTGGCATGGAACTACTCCTTTAATAGTGTTTCCAGGAAGCTCAATGTCATCATATTGATTGCTAGTATCTCCTAGTGATTTAACAAATTCTACTTGATCTAATGGTGTTGGTTTTGTGTTGATTTTTTCCCACTCTCCTTTGAATTGTTCTATTGAATTAAATGTTTTTATTTTTAATGGTTCTCCTGTGTTCACAAACTGAATTTTTTCTAGGTTGTTTTTGTTAATTATGTTTGCGTAATAATTGTAATTGTCTTCACTTGGTCTTCCAGTTCCTAAGTATTTTTGTCTTTCGTTTAAGAGGAATAGTGGAGCATAAACAAGAATGTAGCGAATGTCTTCGAATCTTTCTTCAAGTTTTTGTATTGCTGTTTCCCACATTGGGTAGCCTTCTATTAGTGTTACGAGTGAGATTGTTGAATCTAAGGTTGCTACTATTCTTTCTTCTAACCCTGCTTTTGTAATGTCGAATGATTCTGTTGCAAGGGCTATGTCATATCCCTTGTAGATTTTTGGCCACTTGAAAACAGTGTGTTTTCCTGCTGTTGAAACTCCCTGAATCAAGATAACTCCTTTCTTTTTCATCGTTTCACAACCACACTAAACTCAATTATTTTAAATTCCCCTTTATCATAGACTAATGAAGGTGCTATTGAAATTAAGTTTTTTTCAAATTTATCAGTGACTTCTTTTACAAATTTTCTTGAAATGGTTATTGATCCTATTATTGAATCTGAAGTTGCAGCAAAATCTTTTGTTAAAGGAACAGTTAAGTGTGTTCTTGTTGAACACCAAGGAGAATGTATTCCTTGCTCCCCTCCACAATCATTACAATGATTCATTTATCTTTCACTTCCTTTTGATATTCGTCAAGAATGAAATTGAAGTGATCGTCTTTCATTTCATTAACACAGTCCATTTTCCAGTCAATTTCTTTTTTAGCCTCTAATATTTTTTCTAAACAAGGCATACAAATCCAAAATCTTTGTCCATTCATTGTAAAAGGAATACCCATCCCTTCATCGCTACAATTTTGGCAATATCTACACTGACAAACTCTGTCAGTTCCATCATAATTTTTGTGTTGATTATTTCTTTGTCTTATTTCCCAATTGGAGCTAGTTAAAATGCTAATTGTTGCATTCATTGATCTTTCACTTCCGACCAGTTGCTTCTTTTGTGTTCGCATTCAATCCATGGGTTTAACCAGATTTTTATTCCTCGGTTTTTACAGTCTCTTGCAAAGAAAGTATCTGGGTGACAGTCCCTTGAATATGGTTCAAGAGAAAAGATGTCTTCGAGCATTCCCCACATGTTGTGTTGAAAATCTGCTCCTCTTTTGAGCGGTAGAAGGTATTTAAAATAGTATTTACTAAGTTTCTTTAGGGCTTCTGGGAACTGGCTCTGTTCTCGAGGCCTCACTAATTTTAGTACTCGTTGTTTAATCAGAATGCAACCAAATCCTACTGAGTGTACTTGAAGAACATTACCTTGTCCATCTGGCCATGGTAATTCTAACATTTTGTCCTTGATTTTTGTTATTTCGTTCATGTGCATCATTTTGTTAGCCCATTGACCTTGGTTATTGATCTCGAGTTGCTTTGATATGACGCATGCAAAGTTCCCAAGGTCTTCCTCCGGAACTCCCTTTGCTTTTTTACCTAGTGCTAACCTGTGTTTCTCTACCATGTCTTCATTTCGAAGTGAAAACAAGCCACCTACAACATCTTTCCTGTGTTTCATTAGTTCTTCTATCACATTTAGCGGAGGAAAGACATCTGATTCAAGGATAAAAACATAGTCGTATCCTCGGGTTAAGGAAAAATCCCAAATATATTCTTGGCTAACTTTTTGGGTTTGCTTAGTGTTCTTTTGACGTGCTGTGTGGTGAGTATGGATTCTAAGCCCTGAAAATCTAAGCTTCTGATCTACTATGCTAGCAGAAGTCATGGCTCCAAATAATCCACTTAATTTTTCATTGTAATATTTTTTTGTTTTAGAATTATCAACAATCAATAAGTCATAATTATGATAAGTTAATTTCTTCACTCTTTCAAACCATTCATCAAAGCAGTAGTCTTTGTGTTCAGCTACATATGTAGCTAACAAAACTTTGGGTGGGTTGTCTTTGATTTCTCTCGCTTGTACTTTGTAAGGATCCATGAGTTTATGCATGACTCCATTAAATGTTTTCTTTAAACTATCCATTTGTCTTCCCACCAGTACCATGTTTCCATTAGTGCATAACTGAAATAAGTTTCATGCTTAATAGGTTTGTTGCATTTTGAGATCCCAAGATCACTGAGTTCTGATGCTTCGATTGTTATTTTATCTGGGTTTCTCATTGAAACAGATTTGCAAGTGTTAAAAACAAAGTTCACTGAGTAATTGTGTTTCGATCCAACCTCTACTTTCTTTTTCTTTTTATACATGTATCCAACGAGTTCTCTGACTAAGTCTTTAACATAAACAAAGGATCGTACTTGCTCCCCATGTCCTTTGATTGGGAAGGGTTTGTTTTTCCTGATGTGTTGGAATACTTTTGCTATCAAGGCTGGTGGCTTTTGTCTCGGCCCGAAAACATTGTAAGGTCTAACGATTGTGTAATCATAACCTTCATCTTCTTTTGAGTAATGCTCCACTCGCATTTCAGCAATTCTTTTAGTCATACCGTAGAAGTTTTTCTCTTTAGGTTTTGCTGCTATGCTTGAAAGAAAGATAAATTTTCCTCTTGGTTTAACAAACCAAAGCATATTTGAAGTACCTTCAACGTTAGTTGTTCTATATTCTTTCTTTTTTTCTTCAGCTTCATGAGCATTTATGAGTGCTGCTAAATGAAAAACAACATCAAATTTAGGTAATTTATAAACTAAATTCGGATCTCGAATATCATTGATGTGGACATGTAGATTTCGAACAAGTTTGCCTGATTTCTTACAGATTTGTAATAAATTAGTAAGTTTTCGGTCAACAACATGTACTTCATGACCAAGACTTAATAATTTATCAACTAAATGAGAGCCAATAAATCCACACCCACCCGTCACACATATCTTCATAATCCTCATCTCCTTCCTGTCGCATAAGCATTTAATAATCCAAATGAAATTGCGACTTTGTGGCTTTCTTTTCTTGGGTGATTATGGAAACACTTTTGAGAACAAAAACTTCCTCTATTTTCTTCTTTATTTTTTAATCTCCATGATCCTATTAAAAATTTTTGATTACATTCAATACAAGTTTTTTCAGTTTTTGTTATTCCAGTAGCATGATAACTACCATGCTCTTTTGAAGTAACTAACATCAGATTTTTTTCTGAATCATCAGATTTTATTTTATTAACATGATGGATTTGGAAACCTTCAAGAATTTGTTTGTTATGATAAGTTTCCCAAGCAATAAGTGATCTTAGAACATACCCTTCTTTAGAAGCTCTATGGTGGCCAGGAGAATATACTCTAACTCTACCTGTAGAGTCAGCATAACCATCACTGAAATTGTTTAAAGACCAAGGTTTTCTTGTTCTTAAAAACTTTCCATCTTTTTCTCTTGTCAACATTTTAACACCTTTAAAATTATTTAAGTTTGACTCCCATTTCTTTGATTTTTGTGTTAAGCTTGGTTGTTAGTTCTTCAAGTGATTCTTCGAATTGTTTTTGCTCATCACCTGGTTCTGGTGAAACTGAAACCCTTATTTCAAGTGATTCATAGTTTCCTAGATTAAATTTTCTTCCAACAGTTGCTTCATTGATCTTCATAGTTTGGCCTCCTCTATATTTTTTCCATTTTTCTAATAACTTCTAATATTTTTGGTTTGTCTCCAAAAATTAATTGCTCTTTAAATTCTTTATCAAGAGTTTCTAGTTTTTCTATTCTTTTTTCAACATCGCTTAATTTCTTTTTTCTTTCAACTGGCATTTCAACTTTAGCTCTATATAGCCAGCTTAAATCTGATGGCTTTTCGTTATAGTTATCTAGTTCCATTTGGTATTTCTTAACATGCTCCCAAAGTTTCTTTTTTGCATCTTGCCATCCATTAAAGAATTTCAAAAACTCCTTTGACTCATAATGCTCTTTGAGTAATGCATCTTTATAACCATCTCGTAACTCACATTTCTCATTTGATAATTTACTTCTTTTTGTATTGAAAATAGTCTCAGTATATTTTTCTATTCTTTTTATTTCTGATTGTGTCAATTTTTCTATCTCTATAATTTAACCTCCTTTTTTATAAGAGTAAATAAATACCTCTGAATATCTTATGAACAAACCATTTTATAAATGGAGTTGTTCAGAGTTTTATTAGGAGAACCCCTTTCTTTTCTTCTTCTCCCATTGCTCTTGTGAGCTTGTCTTTTTCTCCTTTCTCAAATTGAATAGCAAAATCATTTCCTTGTGGTACTAATCTAATCTTGAACTTAGTTCTTTTCTTTACCATGTCTTTCACACTCCTTTTTGAACATGTTTTCTAGTTTGTCAATTGATTCTTTCCACTTAAAATGCTTGGAAGCATATTTGGAAGCATTTATTCTTATTGTATGAGAGTGGTTCTTGTCTTCTGCTGCTCTCATAATAGCTTGTCTCATCTTAGAATCGCTTCCAAGTTCATATTGAATACAATTGTAATCAGGGATACAGTATTCATCTACTCCTGTGCAATCAGATGTAACAACGAGTGTCCCTAGTTTCATTGCTTCCATGTGTGGTGTTGGTGATCCTTCAAATTTAGATGGTTTCACAAGAACATCTGCTGATCTAATGATGTTCAAGGAATTAGCCCAGGTTTGTGCGAAGAATCTTTGTTCAAACATCAAGTGGAATTCGAAAGGAAGGTCTGTTGGCTGTGCATTTGTTAACAACCATTTCTCATAAGGTAGGTTCCTCAACACTCTGATTGCATCATGCACTCCTTTGTTTGAGCTTCTGATGTCTCCTTCTACCAAGATTATTGGCCCTCGTTTTTTAGAAGCTTTAGTGAGCCTTGTTGGAAGATTCGATGGCATTTGTTGTTTGTTTGGGATGTAGTAAACGTTTTTAGCGTACTTCAAAAGGAATTCGTTTCTGAGCCAAGCTGCTTCAGTGAAAATTGTGAAGTCTTTTTGGTAGTAAGTGAACTCTGCTCTCATCTTCGAGTATTCATCATGGAAGAATCTTGATTCTATTTGTTGAGCAAAGTAAAATTTCTTCACTTTTTTAGGTAGATTCAATTGGTTGATGTGGTAAACTGTTTCAAAGTAAGTTGCAACTATTGCATCTAGTGGAATTTCTTTTGTTTCCATGAACTTTTCAATTACTTTTACATTTTTATGCAGTTTTATCCAGTCTAACTTGTATAATTTTGGTTGGAAAGCAGTCACATACATTACATGCCCTCGTTTAGCTAGTCTATTCATGTGTTCTACTACTATTCTGTTGCCTCCACAGCACATGAAACTTGGCATCACATAACAAATTTTCATTTAATCACATCCAGCAATTCTACAAACGGATCTCCAATAGGCTTTATTGATATATGCCACCTAGGATCAATAAATTCAAACATAGGAGTAGGAAAATTTTCAGTCCCTACTACAATATCTTGTGTTGGAGATTCTATAATAACTTCTTCTGCTTCTGTCACAAAAAATTGAACTCTACCACCCATAATAATTCCATAAAAAAATATAGCTTTTTCTTCGGTCTTTGATTTTTTATTTTTACTCATCATTCACACCTCTTTACTAAATCAGACCAACACTTGTTTGCTGAGAACTTTTTTCTAACGAGGTTGAGGGAATTTTGTGCAATTTTTTCTCTTGCACTTTTATCTTCAAGGTACTCTTTAATTGTCGGAACAAGGTCTTCAACTGATTCAAGTGGAACAAAATGTTCGTAAGGAATCATGTCATCATGATGAGTCAATGGCTCTGAGATAATGAAACCTCCACAAGCCATGATGTTTTGCATTCTATGTTGAAGCTGTGGGTACTCGTCAATGTGTAGATTCAAATTGATTTTGATTTGGTTAATAACTTCAACGAGTTTAGAACCAACTAACCCATGTGCAACATGTAAAAAATTCATTTTGTGTTCAACAGGCATGAGGTACTGAGTTCTTCGAGGAGTAAACATATCCATGTTTCTCTCTCGAAAATCAGTTGATCTTCCAATGAATCCAACATCCCATTCTTTTTCAAGTGCTTGAGGCCTGAATGTATTGAGGTCAACAGGTAATTGAAATTCTCCATCAACCTTGTAGCCTTTACTCTTCAAGTAATCAATGTGAGTCTTATCATAATGGAAATGATAATCAAACCTGTTCTTCCCTTGTTTCATACAGAAAGGAACTTCTGCTCTTTCAATAGGCTCTGTAGAAATCCATACCTTTTTACCGCTTAACTGATTTAGGATTTCATCTCTGTAAAATTCTCCTCTTAGGAAGAACCAGTAATCAAATTCATCTTTGTATTCTAACAGAGGATAAGCAAAATTCTCCTCAATTTTTTTGTTGGCACTAAAATCACCAGCTAGGTCAAACTTAGTAACTTCATGATTAAACATCCCTTGAGGAATTGCACAATCATAGTAGTGCATTTGCCCTACTATTGCTATTTTACTCATGTCAATTACCTTATTCTAATCCCATTTCATGTTCTTTCAGGTCAAGCATTCTTTCGTTCTGCATGATTAGTACTGCTAGTGGAGCAAGAACTATAGTGAAAATGCATAACAATGCAATGAGTTGCATTGTTACTTTGTTGAATGAACTTCTTTTTTTCACTCTACCACTTCTCCAAAGCTTACTGTTCCTCGGACAGCAGTAATTTTCACTGCTACACTATCTCCTTTTTGTACTCCAGGAACTATGATAACATAGCCTTCTACTCTAGCAATGCCATCTCCTTTATCCCCAATGCCTTCGATCACGACATCATAGGTTTCTCCTTCTACAACTGGTATGTTTTCTTTCATTTTTTAGTCATCTCCCATACTTCTTTCCCAAGAACAAATGGAGAAATTCTTGTTTCATCAGGTTTCTCCTGATTGTACTCTCTATTTGCTGTTGAAATCATAATTGTGTCATCTTCTAAGCTCTTCCATCCATGATACCATCCAGCAGGTACTATCAAACACTGAGGTTTTCTATCAGTTAAGATGAATGTTTGTCCTTTCATGAAGCTTAAAGAATCAACTTCCTTTCCTCCAGGATAATTTAATTTCCCTTTAGCTATAGCTTCAAGAGTTCCATCAGTTTGTTCTCTAGTAGCTAAATCCATTGCTTCTTTAGGAAATAGGATAAACTTTGCCGATCCTTTCACGATGTGAAAGTAATCCCATAGTTCTTCATGAGCGTGGAAAGCTCTGATTGTATTTCGAACAGGATCCCCCACCACGTAAACCTGTCCGAACTTATCCAGATATTCATCCGAGCCATGGATGATTTCATAGAGGTAGCCACGATCATCAACGTTTTGGATAAGATCAATTACTCTTGGATCTTCTTTTAATTTTTGTTCAGGAACAATAATTTTATCCTTTTCATCTACTTGTTTTTGTTTCTCTTCTGCTTCTGTTGGATCGTTTTGCATTGCCATTTATTTCTCCTCCGGTACTTTAGGAGGATCTGTTGCTTTTACTGTTTCTCCTTCAATTATTTTGTATGCTTGACCAACAATAAGAGGACCAAAAGCTTTCCCTATTACTTCTTTTATTGTTTTGACATCTTCAACTCTCAAGTCTAATTCATTTGATGAATTAAGTTTGATTGCTATATCATATCTTCTTGCTTTCTCATCTCCTTCGAGAGCTTCTTCTCCTTTATAAGCACCCATCAAAGCATTTTGACAAACTGTTTTCAGGTTGATCCCTTCTTTTATTTTCGATCCATCTAAGTTAGTTAATTTTTTTGAAAAATCTATTTTCATTTAATCACCTCAAGATTATACTCTCCTAATTGATATTTTTTCTTATCAATTAAGTACTCATCAACAGCATCTTTCCAATCGACTTGTTCAACATCTACTCTGTTTGATAAGATTGAAGACTTAGGTCTCAATGCTTTTGCTCCTGATTCTTTTGTAGATTGAGAAGCTACTTTAACATCGAGTCCTGATTTAGTAATTGCGTACTGAGCTAACTCTTGCCATGTGCAAAAGCCTTTATTAGTCAAATGAATTACTCCAGCTATATGTGAATCAACACACTTCAATAACCACTGAGCTAAATGCTTTGTGTAAGTAGGAGAAAACTGTTGGTCATTCACTACTTTCAATGGAGTTCCTTCGCTTGCTAGTTTAATCATCAAGTCAATGAAGTTATGTTTCTTTGCTGAAGGTCCAGCTACTCCAAACAATGCTGATGTTCTACAGATAATGAATTGATCTGGATCCATTGCTTGGTTAATCAATTGTTCTCCAAGTGCTTTTGATGCACCATAAACATTTATTGGACAAACAGGAGAATCCTCTGCATAAATGTGGCTTCCATATCCACCAAACACATAGTCTGTTGAGATGTGGATTAGCTTTATTCTTTTCATCGCACAGATTTTAGCAAGGTTCTCTACTCCTTTTGCATTTACTCTGAATGCCATGCTTGCTTCTTCTTCAGCTACATCAGTGTTATGATAAGCAGCAGTGTTGATGATTAGTTGAGGATTCACTTCATCAATTTGAATCTTACATTGTCTGTGGTTTGTAAGATCGAAAGCATCTTTGTTGAAAGAAGTTACTTTGTGATCTTTGAAAGCAAGCCTCAAGTCATAAGCTAATTGTCCTTTACTACCAGTAATTAGAATTCTCATTAGAAAACCTTCCCATTGTAACCATCTACAACTGTTTTGAATTTCAACAACAACTTCATCCAATTAATATTGTAGTAGATTGGGTTATCAAAATCTGTTTTGTTGTTTCCAATTATTTTATCAACTATGTAACCAACACTTTCAAGTATGTTGTACTGTGGTTCTAATTTCAATAGTTTTTTCATCTTTGAATTATCTACTCTGTAATTTCTAACTGCTTTGTTTGTGTACTGAGGATTCAAGCTACACTCAATTCCTTTCTCACTCAAAGCTTTTTGTATTTGGATTGCTACTTCACTTATTCTGTAATTCTCTTTTGAAACATTAATTACTTCAAAATTATTTTTAAGAGGAATCATAATTGCTCTTACGTATGCATCAGCAGCATCCCTGACATCTATCAAAGGTCTCCAGATTTCTCCACCATTATGAAGATCAAGTTTGCCTGTTGTCATTGCTGATTTAACAAATGTATTGACAACAAGATCATACCTCATCCTTGGAGAGTACCCATAAACAGTTCCTTTTCTCAAGCAAATTACTTCAAAATTTTCATCTGAAAGGATTTCTAAATCTTCTTCTGCTTTGTACTTAGAAGAAGCATAGTAAGATTTTGGATTGACTGGTGATTCTTCAGTTGCTTCTGTATCTTTTAGTTCTGAGTCTCCGAAATCATAAACTGAACAGGTTGATGCGAACACATATCTTTTTACTCCGGCTTCTTTAGCCATGTGCGCTAGCTCAACAGGTGATTTGTAATTTAGTTGTTCATTAGCTTCTGGATTAAAATTAGCCATTGGATCATTTGATAGGCCTGATAAAAATATTACTGCTTCAAATCCTTTGAAGTCTTTTACTTCAAGGAGCCTCATGTCGCTTTCAATCAAAGTTATTTTATCTAGCAATCCATCAAGAGAATCTAAACCAAAGTAACCTCGGTCACATACTGTTACTTGATGTCCTTCTGCTACTAATTGTCTTGTGAGAACAGAACCAACGTACCCTGCTCCACCAATTACTATAACCTTCATTTTAATCCAGCCTCCTTAAAGTGTAATCTTATTCTTGTCAATGGAATTCTTTCTTTCTCTACAAGTATTTGAGTGAGGCGAGCCACCACATCCTTTGGTTCATCCATCTTAGCAAGGATCTTTGGTTTGTTTTTCAAATAGTAATCTCTACTGTACTTGGATATTTTCTCTTTATCTAAAGAGGAATGACTCGACTCGTTAGCAGCTTCATTTTTGTTCTGCTTTTGATTCTGGTTTTTCATTTTTTGGTTTCACAGTGTCCCTTGGGTCTTCCTTGGTTATTCCTTTTTCATACAAGGATAGATCAACTATTCGTCTCGTTAATGCAATTAGTTTTTCTACTGACATAGCTCCTTCTTGAACTCCATAAGTATCAAACATTACTTTGTTAATTTCTTTTCCTACTTTGTCTTGTAGCTCTCTAAACCCACCTACTTCTTTTTTCAAGACTATCATTTTATCTTCTGCTTCTTGCAGAGTTAATTTTTTATCAGTCAAAATAATTACCTCCAAGTAATTGAAATACTTATGAACCTATCTCCTTTTAAACTGCTCGTTATAGAGGAAGAAAAGGAGGGAGATTACTCCCCCAAGAATGCCTTCACTATATTTTTATTGTAGTTCTTGTTTTGGAATGTTGTCACTATTGTTTGTATTTGAACTTTCTTTCCGATAACAATAGTCCTTAGATCATCCAAAGCTTTTCCGAATTCATATGAATTATGTGCTAGAGCATCAAGAACTCCTAATGCTGATTTAGGGCCAAGCCACATTGCACCATCTTCTGTGTAGATTCTTCCACCTGAGAAGTTTTCATAACTTTGTTTTCCATCAACCTCGTACTCTAAGGTTAGGTAGAATGGTGTGAACTCTTGTCCTTTCTTATCCATTTTCTTTTCTTTAACTTTCTTGAATTGTGCATCTTTAATCAATGCTGTTGTGAGTTTCTCAAACAATGGTTTTCCACCAGCGTCTGGTTCTCTCTTTGTTTCTTCAGCCGACATTGGCACAGATTTATTTTCCTCGTCTTCTTTATTCGCAGGATCCTTTTGATTTGGTAGGTCATCCTGAACTTCTGCGGGCTTGGGAGCCTCTTGGTTTTCTTTAGCCATTTGTATCAGTCCTGTTATTCGTTTCTTTTGTAACGAGATAACTGTTAATCAAGGATTCATCTATTGTTGGAATATATTCAGATTCTTTTTTACATCCTTGGCACCTTCTGTGCAGTAATTCTGAGAGCTTTTCACATTGTGGTGTTCGATACACTCCTCTTGTTGTTTCCCCTGTTCCTTCAATCCATTTTTCGTAATGTACTTCACTGAAAGATTCTTCTTTTAATTGTGTCCTTGTAATTATAAAATCACAATGTGGACACTTAAAGTATAATTCCTTTTCTTGCATATTTTCTCCCCCACAGACAGTTGATACAGTTTACATATATTGGTGTCTCTATTCCTGCTGATAATTCTCTTATTTGATGGCACTTCATTTTCAGGTTCTGCTCTACTCTTTCTTCAAAATAAGCTACTGCATTAGGGTGTCCCTTCCTTATTAAAAAAGGTAAGAGATTGCAGACCTGTAGTACAAATGCATTCTGGCTATTCTTTTTCTTTAACTTATACAAGTCAGCAGTCAATGCAAACAACCCCATTGACTTTATCTCATCATAAAAACAAATATAAGAACAGACTGAAACAAGAGATTCATTCTCAGGAAATCCAATAGCTCTCAGTCTTTTCAAAGTAAAAGAAACACTACTATTTTTATTTGAATGAATGTACTTTAATTCTTTTTTGATTAAAACAAACCAAGAACCAAATCTATTGTATACTGGAGTACCTCTAAGAGTGAGCATGTGATTCTCATAAAGAATTCTATTCTTCTGCTTCTCTGTTAAATTCAACAACCTCAGCCTCCTTCATAGTTCTATGGTTCTTTACTATTGAATGCCAGTAAGGATAAATCTTTCTGTAAACCCCAACCTGAATAATACTCACCAATCCTATTTTTTCTAGTTGTTTAGCCATATAGCTTGGAGATTTAACTGGCTTGTTTGTCTCCATCTCTGCAATACTAATGCCGCTATTCTGACAAACATATTCATACAGAGTTCCTAATTCTCCTGTCAAATAATCTTTTCTTTTTGCAACAGGTAGATTCATTAAATCAATTGCGCTTTTGCCACCCCATGTTCCAACGATAACTGTCAACAATCCTTTTGCTTCCTCGTAATCCCCTGGAAGAATCTCAAACTTCTCTCTCTGTTGAATTATAAAATTATATTTAGAGACTCCATCAATCAAAGCATAAACCATGTGTCTTCCTCTGGCTTCCCAGATACCTTGTAATTTCTCAGGGACTTTTGTTTCTATCTCTCTGAATAACTCTTCAACTAAATTACCTTGAGGGCTAATCTTGAAACTAACCATGTAATCATACAAGGAAATAAAATCATTGTTCTTCTTTGGTTTTGGATCTCCATCCATACTCCTGATGAGGTTCTCTCTGCTCTTAATGAATTTAATATGCTCTGGAGTCTGGTGATACCAAATGAATCTTGACATGAAAGCTTCATCTAAAACACTAGCCATTTCAACAATAGAAGAAAAAACATTCTTCCTTGGATTACTCGCAAGGAAAACTTTAGAAGAAGCTCTAACCTTAAGTTTCTGATCGTGCTTTCCAGAACCAGCTAATCTTTCTTTATGCTCAAGGATTGAAGTAATCAAGTCAGCATCATTATCAGCATAAGCTCCAATGGATTTGTTTCTTTTCAAAGCCCTCATGAATTCATCTATAATAGAAACTCTGAAGCATCTGCAGATGTACCCTTCATCTGGAAGAGAGCCTCCAAAGTTAGGAATAAGATTTTTGAGTGTGACTGTAGTTCCATCAGCAATTCCACTAGGCTCATCAAATACATTAGCCAAGCTTTCTAAGAATGAGCTTTTACCTGTACCTCTCTCAGCAAGGATACCGAAATGAATAGGCCATCCATCATAACCTCGTAAGCTACAAAACAAAATAGAAGCAATTAGTTTCTCAAACCATTGAGGATGTCTCAATTCTCCAAAAATATTTTTAGCCAAGGTCTCATGATTCCATCCTTTTACAAGGCCTTGTGCTTCTTCAAATGATAGAGGAACAATCGCTGGTTTAACTTCACTGAGAAAAATAATATCTCTCTTGGAGTGAAGAGTTGTTTTCTCACCAATCTTTAATTGCTCTTGCATCCTAACAATCATTCCACTTATTTTACATTGACCTATATCTAATTCTTTAACTGAAAGAAGCAAATACTCTTGTTTGTCATTGTCTTGATAAAGGTACACATAGAATGATTCTACAAATGAATCAATCAAATTCCTTTTCTCAGAACTGTCACCAAACCATCTTATTAGATTCTTCCCATCAGCTTCTTCGTAAATAGCTGTTAAAAGAATTGGTTGTTTGGTTTCTATTTTTTTAGAAATGATCCTACCTTGAGATTTGAAGTTACCAAAAACAAAGAAAGGTAAAGTTATTTCTTCAGGATCTACTCCATCAATTGCTTGGTCGTCTATAAGTTTAATCGTTAATCTTCTTGATGTACTGGCTGAATAATCAGCATCAAGGAATCTTATTTTTCTGGAAGCAGGATTCTTTTCAACAAACTCCTTAGCTACTTGGAATAAGCCTTCATCTATTTTCTCAATAGGTGGTTTATCTGTTCCTACTACTCTTCCTTTTTCAAGGCCTCCAATACCAACATAGTTTTTAGCAGTGGATAAATCAATTGAATATTTTGATTCTGCTTCAATCAAGTAACTCATTATTTTTTTCTTATCTTTTTTATCAATAAGTTTTTTAAGTTCAGCTTGGATTTCTCCAATTCTTTCAATAGAAATTGTCCCTTCTTTTAATTCATGAAGAGCATTAAATACTATTCCCTTAATGAAACTCAAGGTCTCACCCTACTCTTCATTAGAATGTAATAAGTTTTACCAGAAGGATTGTCATCAGAAAAATAGTATTTCTCTCTATCTTCAAAGATAATTCCTGAAGGATTGAGTGTTTTATTATTAGCACTAGAATTAAAATCAGCAATTGTTTTTAGATCTATTAAAGTATTCTTTTCTTTAATTTTGTTTATTGGAATCCAATCAGTTTCTAAAGAATTAACTTCTTTCAAGTATCTCCCTCATCGCAACACATCTCACATTGAAAATTCAATGCATTAATATTACTCACTCAATCCATATAAATGTATGCCATAAAAAGGGATTAGTTCCCTTTTTCTGGCTCTGCAATCCTTGGCATTCTTTCCGGATGTTGAACTTTAATCCAGTTAACAACCAAAGATACTATTAATAATCCTGCTGATATTGCTCCTGCCCCAAATAATTTTTCTATTAACATTTCAATTAGTTCTGGGAAGAAGAGATATGCAAAGACTGAGAATGTAATTCCATAAAGAATTAGTGCTTTCCCTTTCTTTAACAGACCTAACAGTAAACTATAGATTTCTTTTTTTGTTGGCATCTTTTCACCTCCTAGAATACAACTGCAACCACTAGGCTAACACAGATGCTAACTGCAGTTACAATCACATAAACATTAGCTTTGAAAATTTTAAGATCAGTAATTTCTTTTGTAAGCTCTTTGAAAATTAGAGCGTTTTCTTCACAATGACTTTTGAATATTTTTTTTATTTCAGTTGTTTCTGTTTTTATATCATTAGTTAAATTTCTCAAATCACTTTTCATTTCAGTTTTAAATTCTTTTCTTTCTTCTTTTAAATCTCTAAGTTCGTAAAGCATGAATCCTTTGAAAGCATCGTTAGGAGTATCTCTTCCCAACTCTGTGTGTTTCCCATTAATTTTGAAATCATCCAATGTTATCAACTCTAATTTTTTCCTTGCCATTTTCTTTTTCTCTTTATTGTTATCTTATCCCCAAGTTCTTTCTTGAATGTTGCTGATGCTTCTCTTGATTCAAATTGATGGATACTAAATACATCATTGTAACTAAACCAAATTCCACTTGGTTTGAGTCCGGAATAATCATTATTGTTATGCCTTGAAGGATAGAGTTTCAAATCAGAATGTGAGTAATCTTTCTTTGTTGAATTTAGATGTCTCCAAATTCCTGTTGAATCTTTTGTATAAACAGTAGCATGACCAATATTATTTCTAGCCCAACCAAAACTAATTAACCACTTGTCTCTTGGGATATTTGCTGCTGCGAAATAAGAACCAATTTTGTTAGCCCAATCATCACAATCACCAGCAAGTCCTTTGCTTCTAGCAAATCTAAGTTCGTATGGAAACATCAAATACTCTGAGAAACCATATTGAGTATCAGAACCATATTTGTAATTACTCTTAGCTTTCAAATAAAGTTTAGGAATGAGTTCATCAAGATCTTGAGAACCATTATACCTAAGAGATTTAACCGCTTTTTCTATTGTGAAATCAGGCATGATAAAATTCCTGATGTCCATCTCAACTTGCTTGAAATGATTAGGTCCAACAAGAACAGGTCTTTGATAAGTTATGTCTGCATTAGGAATGTCAGTTGGTGGTTTGATTAACCCATTAATCTTGTCTTTGAGTTCTTCAATTTCTTTTACATCAAGGACAATTGTTTCTGAAAGGATTTTGTTTTCATCTATTTTTCTTGCAATAGTATTTTTTTGAGAAAGAACTAAACTATTATTCCCAACAATTACTTTACCTAGTCTTATAATTTCTTCTTTCTGAAACTTACAAGGATTTGTTAAAGACTCAAATACCCTTGAGATAAATTCTTCAAACTCATTGCTCATTCAAGACCTCCACAACAATTATTGAATTGATTTGTTCTTCATCAGTCTTATCAAAAACAGGATAATTATTTCTAGTAAAATGAACTGTTGACCCAGAGAGAACTCCTCTAAGTGCAAGTTCTCTAAAGCTAATTGAGTTTCCTTCAAGCAATCCAAGTAAGTGTTCATAATTAATTTGGAATTCTGTTGTTGAAGGAGTAGATGCAAAGGCCTTGTTAGTAGTAGCAACTGGAGCTATCAAAGAAGTTTGGTTTTCATTTGCTGCTGTACCATCAGTACCAAGAATAATTGTAAGAGGGGTAACTGGTGTTTGTCCTTGTAAATATTTTATGACTTGTGCAAGAGCAGTATTAAGAACAACCATTACTCCCACCCTTTTTCTTTAGCTAGTAAGGATAATTTTTCAGTAGTAGTATTAGCTTTCTCCCAATTTTCTTTTCCTTTTTTCTCTTTAATTTTATCTAGGTTTATTTTATATTTACCTTTTGTTTCCATTAACCCCACCACGCTATACTATATGCTTTATGTACGTCTGCTGTTGCAATAATTCTTATTTTTAATTCATCACCTTGAGTTGATGTGATATTTACTTTCTCATTAAAATTAACTCCAGTAGTCCAAGTAGCACCTGCGTCACTAGAGACATCATAAGTACCTGTAGGGAAAGTATTATCATTATTTTTTACAGTTAACCACGTGTCAGTTATATTTGTTGGGTTGCTTGAAACTAAAGATTCAGTTTGAGTGTAATCATCTGTTGCTTGATTGTAAGCAACAATATCATCAACAGTCATTCCAGCTACTTGACCACCTCCACCTGAACCATTTAAAGCTCTAAAAATTAAATCTTGGCTTCCTGTTAAATTTCCACAATAAATAAGTTTAGTTCCATTACTAGAAATAGCTAATGTATTTGAACCAATTAACATACTATTAGCTCCTGTTCCTGGATCACTAAAATTTGTTACTACAAATTCAATCCAAGAAACACCAGTAACATCAACTGACTGAGTTATTTCTCCTTTAGTACCAGGAGTCCATGGAGTTCCACCTGAATTTAAATTACAAGCATTAGATGTAACTGTTGCAGTTCCTTGTGATGTGCTTGTATCAGTCCAACCAGTTAAATCTCCTGTTGCAAAATCACCGTTAGTTACTTCTCCAGAATCAGCACCAGTACCAGCAGTATAACTATCTACGTTTGATGCACCACTACCTAAAGCGTTAGTTAAATAAGAAGAAGTTGTATCCCCAGTATCAATTGTATTCAAATACCCTGTTGAATCTGAAAAAATATCTGCTATACTTGCTGTATGAGTTCCACCAGTAATTGAAGCATCTTGTTGTAATTGAATAATATCAATTGCTTGTTCCATGAGAGTAGTAAACATTACTCCATAAACTGAATCATTTATTTCATCAACAATATCTTGAAAATTTTCATTCACTTCATCAGCATCTGCTGGAGTCCCATTTGAAAAACTATTAGTTACATCGAAAGCCATGGTATCACATCCTATATACTTTTTTCTCTTATTTAATTATTTGCTTTATAAATCACCTGTATCATATACGACTACCCAAGATCCAAATGCAGTAGCATCATCACCCCAATCAAAGGAACCCCAGATCCCATAAGTTGGGTGTCCCCAGATTAAAACATCTGAAGCTGGAAGGTAAATTCTTTTTTCTCTTATTATTCTCTTTACTCTTAATTTAATAAAATTATCACTGAAGAATTGAATGTATGGAGTGCCTCCTGATAGGTCTCCAATTTGGGATCTTGTATTAAGCGCAGTTGAATTTTGATTTGCTATTTCTTTTCCAATATCATTTGCTGAAGCCATTAGATACCTGCCTCTGTTTCTTCTCTTACATTCAATGTAGTAAACCAACCATCAGATCCAATCGTGTGTTGAGTGTCTTCTATTCTTAAAACTTGAGGTGCTGCTGCAGTCCAACCATATTGAGGGATAACAAAATTATATAACCCGCCAATACTGTAAGTATTTGTTCCATGGAAACTTGCTCCACCTTTCCATCTAGGGATTGATGTTGCTTCTAGTATTGCTTCAACTTGACTTCTTCCTAAAGCTCTTATGTCTGTTCTAAATTTAGCATTACCACCTGAGTATTCTGCAGGGTTTCCATTGGGAAATTCATTATCTATTGTTACTCCATTAGATAATTTTATTTGTCTTGATATGTTCAAATCAGGAATATAAGTCCAACGGAATCCACCTGAATCTGTAACACCTCTGTAATTCACAGCGTAATAAGTTATTGCTTCTCCATTGAAATCAGATCCTGCATTGTATATTGCTGCATTGAAAACACCAAATACTTTCTTTGAAAAATTAAGATTGAAAATATCATCAGTTCCATAAGTGATTGTTCCATCAACTGGGGAAGTTGAAATTAGTTTCCAATGAAAAACATTGTCACTATCTATGAAGAAATAAAATCTTTGTCCTGAAGTATAACTTCCAGCACCCCAATCTTTCAGAACTTCTCCTGCTGGTTTGAATGAAGCAGTATATTCTACTCCTGTTAATCCATCAGGAAAATCAGATGTATCAATTGAATCAGCAGTAAGAGTTATTGCTGCAGCACCTGTTAAATTAGCTTGTTGATTAAGCTGAGCAACCAATAAATGTACTAAGGAATTATCTTCATCCCCTCCGGAAACACTTACTCTTCTTCCATCTGATTCGTTGAATGTTTGACCAAATACAAGAATAAGATTTAATATTTCAGATCGGGATGTTACTTCAAGCCCAATTGATTTAGCACCTGCTGAATCAACAGGGTTCAAATCAGATATATCCCCAACAATCAAAACATCATCCGAGTTATTTGATGAGAAATTATCAAGATCTCCTCTGTCAACAAACCTTCCGTTCTTTGCATAAACTGAAAGTGAATCTCCTATAGTAAATGCGTCAACATAACTGCTGATGTTCTTTAGAATAACACTGCCTTTTCCTGCAACGGTCTGGATTGCTTGATCTGCTGATGTGTCTAATATCTCTGTTAGATCAGTCTTAGTTCCAGAAGAATCCTCATGCAATGCCATCAAGCTTAAATAAGACATAGTTAGACCTCTAATTTTGAGTATATGTTACCTCTAAATCAAATTCAGTTATATAACCGTAATGTTTCTCCCCAGATTGTCCTCTCTCAGTATCCATTGTTCTTGTAAAAGTGAAATCTGTTATTTTTCCATAAACAAATTTATTAACTCCAAAATTAGAGTCTTGAGATGAAAGATTATTATAACTAGGATTAACTGGATTGTCATCATATACAGTAAAGTAATCATCTCTGAAAGCCATGACTGCAACACTCCTTCTCATCTTAAGAAGATTAGCAAATAATGTTTGACCAGCAGACGTAGAGAAATCAATAATTCCGTGAATAGAATATTTTCTGTTTACTACTGAAGTTGTCTGAACTTCATTCTCATCAAGCAACCCATCACCACTAGCATCCTTTGCAAGAGATGGTTGATCTGTATTTTCTTTAGGAGCATTAAGAACCAATTCAGATCCAGGAATAATAATTGCGTTTCCGCTATTTATTTTTGTGTAACCAACAATTTCAGCAGCAGCATTTACTGTTGCTTTCCCTGTATCTAAAATCATTACTCCAACATTGTCAACCATTTCACACACCCTTTGAAACTGCTCTTAAAATATTTAGATTATTCCTTTCAACTGCAGCACTAACTGATGAAACATTATTTGCTCTTGTTCCATTAATATTAGTTGTTTGATTTACATTTATTCTAGCTGCTGAAATTGCTGCTGCCGCTCTTGCTGCTTGAAGTCTTCTGATTGCTTCAATAGCTCTATTAACTTCCGCAATAATTTGTCCAACAAAATCAGTAACAATATCTAAAGCGCTTGTCATTGAAGTAGTGAATACTTCTGAGACTGCTTCATCAAGAACAGGGCCAGCTTCTAAAACACCAGTAGCAAATTGAGTTACCATTGATTGACCTGATGCTGTAACATTTGATAAAGGTCCTCTTTGAGCATCTCCATCAAGAGGATATAATTCCATAAGCTTTTCATTATTAGCTAAGGTTTGTTCATCAACTATAGGAAAATTATTATCAAGGCCTTGTGCGAATTGATTTTGAAATTGTAGCCCTGTACTTTTTGCATCTTCAAAAATAGATTCACTAAAAGAAGTATTAAAATCCTTAGCTCCTTTTTTAGCTTCAGCAACAAAGTTAGAAACATTAAAAGAAAACGAACCTGAATCTGTTGAAAGTCCAGTTACATCTTCTTTCATTTGTTTAAGAGCTTCACTTGCTGATTGTGTATTTGTTGCAATAGAATCAATATTTTCAGAAGTCTTTTTTGTTTCAGTAGTTACTTCTTCAAATCCTTGAGACAATTCAAAAAACTCTCTAAGATCAGACCTCACTTGTTCAGAAGATCTATTAATTGAATCAGAAAAGTTAGAAGCATTTTTTCCGGCTGCAATAAATCTTTTATCTAAATCAGAAATGTCTCCTTCTAAAGCAGTTATACTTTGAGTAGCTCCAGAAGAATCAAAGAAATCAAAACCTAGTTGCGCATTCAATCCTTCAGCAAGTGCTTGAGTTGCTTTAGCTGCTTCTAATTGAACTGTCTTAAGAACTTTAATAAATAAAACAATTGCTTGAGCAGTGAATGAAGCAAGCAACACTCCTGCTTGAATAATAAGATTTGATAATGCAACAATGATGTCAACAAAAACCCCTATTGCTCCTGCACCAATATCAGTTATACCTTGAGTGATCTTAGGAAAATCATTCGAAGTTAATCCATCAATTACTTTTCCAAAACCACCAATAAATTGTGGAAGATCTTTCGTAAATAAATCTTCAGCAGATTTTGAAATTACTTCAAATGTATTCGTTGTGATATCCTGTATTTTTCCAAAATTATTTCTCCAGACTCCTTCTAATAAAAGAACTGCTGCAGCTAAAACTGCTAATCCTACTAATAAACCACCTAACCCAATTCCTTCAATTGCAATTCCTGCTGCAGTAAATACTTCTGCTAATCCAAGTGTAGTTGCAAGACTAGCAATACCTTGTAAACCTAAACCGATTATTCCAATCCCTAATAATAAACTCCCAAAAATAAAACCAGCAGCACCAAGAAGTCCAACAAATTGTTGAACTGGTCTAGGTAAATCAGCCCAAAGATCAACAAACTGAATGACAACATCGAGAAGCCCCATGATTAAAGGAGCTAATGCTTGAGTTAAAGTGAAATTAAAAAATGTCACAGCAGCTTCAAGTTCAGTGAACTTTTTTGATAGAGGAGTTACACCTTGAGAATCAACTTTTCTGAATCCTTCAATCGCACCTCTTAAGAAATTTCCAAAGGTTCTTTGTAAAGCCATTCCAAAAAATAAAAGAGAAAGTAGCTCTGCTTTAAATCTTTTGGTTGCTACTTGTGTTTCTCTGAATGTTTTTGTTAAATCAATTCCTTGTGCTTTCAACTGAGCCATTGCAGGAATAGCTTCCATTATTTCTCTTGAGAAAAGTCTAGCTGCAGGAGGTAGTTGTTGAGACACACCTAATAATTTTTGCATTGTCGAAGTAGCTATTTGAGCTTCTGTAGACATTGCTCTAGTTGTTTGAACACCAAGGTTTTGTGCTTGGAAAATTTGCTTCACCAGAGAAGTTATTTTTAGATAAGCTTCAGATAAAGGGATAGTGGAAGCGGTTGCTTCTTGATTGCTCTTAGATACTTTAGCCATGTTCTGTGCAACAACTGAACTTGTTGCACTTATTTGTTCCATGGCTTTTGCTGGCAATGATGCAGTCGAAGCCATTTTGTTTAAAGCTGAGTTAATCTGATTTAAGCCAGTTAAGTCAGCCTTTGTCTGCAATAGAATGTCAACTGCGAATTGTGCCATAGTATCATCTTCTTTTCTTGTTATTAAAACCTTTCTTTCCTTTGTTGCTTCCTGCTTTTGCAGCCCTTGCTTCGTTAGCGTATCTCCGGTTTATGTATTTTATTATTACCAAAAACTGAGGAATATCAAGAGATTTCAGATAATCTATTGTCCAACCGTATTCTTTCAATACTATTTCTACAGCAGCCATCATATCTGAAGCCTTGAATTTCCTGTAACTTATGTCTCCGTCTATGATTTTTGAGTCGCCGGAACCGATGTGTCCGAGTCGCTCTGATGAAGCTCTGGGGGGTCCTTTTTATCCCCAATGTTATTTGATTTAAGTATTTTAGCCATCAATGGAATTCCTATTGTAACACTAATCATTGAGACTTTACTTTTATTTGCTTCAACTAATTTAGGATCTCTTTCCTTTGAAGCTGGATCTATAGGAGTCATTGAGTAAGCCATAGCATACACAATTAAATCCTGTAACAATTCATACAACTCTTTCGGAGCTGTTGCTTTAAATGAAGGAGTAATAATAATTGTTTTTATTTCTTTACCCTCAACATCCTTTTGAACTCCACCTTTTTCCTTATCGTATTTAGGATTTGGAAATTCTTTAGATTCTGTATTATCCGCTAACAAAGTTTGAGTTCTTAAAAGATCTGCAAACTTAGTCATTGGAAGAGGAGCTAATTCAAACATATGTTTATTTCCATCTGAATCAACTATCTCAACTTCTTGAGTTTTACTAAAGAGAGTTTGAAGTTCATCAAAATTTTGTATCTTACTCATCCCCCAAACCTCCCTTCTTTCTTTTCTTTTTCTTCAGGTACTTCTGTAATTCTTCCAGTTTTATGTAATGTATTGTGTGCTTCCATAAGGAAAGGAATAGCTTGTCCAAAGCTTACTCCTCTCTCATTACAGAAACTTTCAAATTTATCGTATTGACCTTTCTCCATATTTTTGACCATGAAGGTCATAAGGTCTAGCTTCTTCTTCGGTTCCTTTCTTTCTACAACTTCGTTTTTTTTAGCTTCCACTTTTTTCACCTCAATTAAGTGTATGTATAACTATTGAATGCAACCCTTAGATTATTATCTCCATAAGGATCATCGAAAGCATTTGCTGCTGCATTATCCGTTTGTTCTACAACAAACTGTGGATTTGCATCAGCATCTGTTTTACTTAATTTTAATGTTACTGTTGCTGTTTGTTCACCATCAGCATCTTCACTAGGATCTACTGAGACATTCAAACAATTTACGTATGTGTATCTCAAAGCTTTTCCTGAGTTAGGTACTTTTGGACTAGCTGAATCAAACCCGACAGCCCAAGTTATTGTGACTCTCTGTCTTAATCTTGTTCCATCAGACGTAACAACATTTACGCTATTAGTTGTAACTGCTGCTCCGTACCTTGAAGAAAATGGCCACAAGTCATCATAAGGAATTATTTCAAATTGAACCTCAATCTGATCTGGTGTTTCTTCTTTAGTTATAATTCCTCCACCAAACACAGCGATATCAGAAGTATCTTCTGTTCCACCTGTTTGACTGAAAGATGTTACTTCGCCAGTAATACTCGTAGTAGTACCTGCTCCTGCAGCTTCAATTGTTAAAACCGCATCTTTTGAAAACCATGCATCTGCCATTCTAAATCACCTCACAATGTTTTTTAATATTGGCAATACTGTCTTATCTACAACATCCTGAGTGCTAACCACTTCGAATGCTTTTCTTCTGAACCCTGTAGCGGTTCCCTTGTTCGAATAATCTGCTGTTAAAAACCCTCTGGATTTTGCAGCAAGTATTCTTGAATCAGACCAACCTGCTTTTAATTTAAGCCATCTTTCTAGTTCATCTGTTATTCTTATTTTTACTGCTCTACTTCCTTTATCGAAGAAGACAGCGTACTTAGGAACTGAACCAACTATTGCTAATCCTTTTTGTGAAGCAGTTCTTACGATGTTCACTAAAAGACCTTTGTCAATTCCCGCTACATAAACAGAAGTTCCAAACTCCTGATCTCTTCCAAATTCAATATTTTGTTTCATCAATTGTTGGCTTTTAAGAGCCATCGCATTTGATGATCCGTTAATTGCTTCATTAACTAATTTGCTTCTTAATCTTAATAATTGAGAAGTGTTAATACTTATTTGTAAAACTATCATACCCTCTCCGAGTATGTCCAGGATAAAGCAAAATCTCTTTGATAAAAATTAGATTCACTCATAGGATCTGATTGGATCCCATTATCAATGATCTTAAGGTTCTTCATTCCTGCTGTACTAAATGTTGGTTTGCCATCTTGTAATCTTTTCATTGTTTCATTAGCAAGGACTTCAGCATCAGCAGTAGATCCTTTATGAGTAACAGAAATAACCATTGACCCAGTTCTTGTGTCTTCTGAAAAAGTACCTGTTACTTCAGGAACAATTGTTGGTTGAACAACAACAATAGGATAACCAGTAAAATCCTTGAAGCTTTTTCTTCCGGATTGTCTATTAGGAAAATGAGTAAGAATCCATTTACTCCTTGATCTCACAGGAGTTTGAATATCAGTAAGTCCATTAGTTGCATCTTTAAGATAATCAAGAACTATTGCTTTTGTTTCGCTAAATACATTGTCTTGGTTTATAACCAAATCATCACCTTTTAAAACCCAAGATATACAAGGGAGTTTCTACTAATTAAACTGATTCATCTTCTGTATCATGAAACACTCCTATCTTTTCTAATTGTCTATCTACTGCTGTTTCAAGATCTGTAACATATTGTCTAAAAACAACTGCGGGACTTGCAACTTCTCCAGCAGATTGAGTAGTGAATTCTGCTGTGTTAAGTAAAGCATTTTTCCCTTTTGGACTTTTAGCAATATTGAGAGTTGCAATTATTACTGTAAGCCTGACAACTTCCCAATACTTGTCAAGAACTCCGTAAGTGTAATCTTTTATTCTAGCTGTCCTGATTCCTGTAACAATAGAAACATTTGTGTTAATCAATTTTACTCTTCGATCTCCATCAATAAGATAATCTGAAGTTGTTAGTTCAGTCCAATTTGGTGCTGCTGATTCAGCATCAGCTAATTGAATTGTAATTGAAGAAGTAGAAACAAAAGGAGCATGTTGAATCTTAATATAGTTTCCTGGATCTGTTGATTCTTCTCTATTGTGATATTCGTAATCTGAAATTAATATTGGAGTAAAAACTGTTCCGCAAAGTTCTTCAGCTTCTCTGGAAGCTGTTTCAAGAATTTCATTTGCTTCAGCAGTCGTATAACTATCCTCGCTGTCTGAACCATACCCTAATTGATTGTAAGAATCCAATTGTGCTATCGTTGCATAAACTACCATGTTCTTCACCTAAAATTAATTTGAAAGGGGGTTTCCCCCCAATCATATTCACAAAGTAATTATATCTTTAATTATTGTTATTGCTTCTTGCCTTCTAGCTCTGAACGCAACACGCTCATTAGCATAGAATCTCCACTGATCTAACTCGAAATTTTTATCTCTTTCGAAAGTTAGTCTCCTTCTGTCTCCAATGAATGCTCCTTCTTTACCATTCATTACAACACAGTCGGTTAATGAAGTTCCGGAACCTTTTGTAAGGTTTGTTGGAAGGATTTCTGAAATGAATACTTTCAATCCGTAGATTGTTCCGATTGCACCATCTCTTAATATTGGTGAACCGAATGTTGCTTCATCAAAGATTGGTCTGCTATTTGCATCCTCAAGTGTTCTTAGCTTGTGGACAATTATTGAATTACAGACAAATTCTGTTGCGCTGATTCTCCCTTTTGTTGCAGCCCATACTTTTTGAGCAGCAAGAGAAATCTTTGCAGTAGTGATATCATCACCATCTGCTCCAACAGCATCTACAGTATTTATGCTTGTGTAAGTTGTAGTGTCTCTTATTCCTGACAACTCACCATTATCTGTGTCGCCTGAACCTTCACCATTGAAGAAAGCATCGTCTTCTCCGAATGCCATTTCATCAGCCATGATTCTGACAATTTCTTGAGCTACGTCAGGATTTGAATCCTCAAGTAGTTCTGTTGAGGTATAAACTTTAACCCTCAATTTCTTTGCAGTAAGAGTGATCTTACCTGTACCTGGAGTGCTTTCTGCACCAGTTATATTTTCAGCAGTCCATGTTTTGCTTGCTCCCGAAGTAGTTGTAGGAAAATCTTGAACATTACTCGTCATCCTAACTACTCTGAAAAGCTTACGCCCTATAGATGCTTCTCTTAAGAAACCAACAAACTGATTAGCAAGTGGTACTGGTACTGCAGTTCCACCTTCAGCTTGGTTAGCTTCGTTCATTGCTTTTAATAGGTCTTGTTCCCAGATTCTGTTTTCTTCCATCAATCATCACCTCAGTAGTCGATATCTCCACCAAAGTCCTTAGTAGTATCTGTAAGGGCTAATAGTGCTTCATCGTCAGCTTTTTTCTTGTCTTCAGGTGATTGTTCTTTTGTATCTACCTGAGATTTTCTTTTCTTTATTTTTACTGCTTCTTTAAGAATTTCAACCATTGCTTCCTTGATAATCTTTTTATCAGGTTTAGCATCTAACTGTTTCTTAAGTCCAGCAACTTCTTTTCTCAATTCAGTTTCAACTGATTTTTTATCTTTATCAGAATCATCTTCATCGTCTTCTTCTTCATCTTCTTCTTTTTCATCAGATTCTTTTTCCTGAGTTTCTTTTTCTTTTTCTTCAGTTTTAGAATCGTCAGCTTCTTTTTCTTCTTCTTCTTTATCTTCCTCTTTATCTTTTTTGTTTTCAGCCAATTGAATCACCTCGTTCATTGCTTTATTAACAACTGTAAACAGCGAATTCTTATTTGCCGGAATATCAACAACTGATATTTCCGCAAGCCAAAGCTTTTCAATAACATTCGCTTTCTTTCCTTCTCCTCTCTTGAGGACTCTACCGCCAATGCTAAAAGCCTTGACAACTCCCGCTTCAATTAAAGCCCATGCCTTATTTGCTAATGGCACATCAGGTGAATTAACAAGTTCTGCTTTTACAAACAAACCTTTCTCATCAACCTTAGCTTTAATAATCTTCCCAATTGGTTCCTCATTATGCATATAACGCATGATAGGATTCTTCATATACTCTGACAAAGCGCCTTTGAAAGCTTCTCTCATAATTATCTCTCCATGGCGATCTGTCTCTTCAATATTAGCATAACCTTCTACTATTCTTGAATCATCAGTAGATTCCTCTGATTTATGAAGATCAAAGTAAAAATCAAAGTTTCCCTTTTTCAATTCAGTATTTTGTTTCTTATCCCTTCCAACTCTCTCAGTACAAATGGCAAAAGCTGATTGCTCTTTTGTTTTACCCTTTTGAGGTTTGAAATTAGGATCACCCATTATATCTTTTACGCATTTATCAAACTTTTCACCCATTCATAACACCTCACATGTTGTTCCTCGGGATAGCTTCAATTGCACCTGTTAAGAAGCGCATCTTAAATTCTTCCACATCAATTGTTTCTTTTAACACAGTGTGAGTATAAAAATATAACCCATCGCTGAAGTAAAGAATAATCCTGTTTTCAAATTCTTGGAAGAACACTTTTGATTCAACAAAAGGTCTTTGAGAAGAACTTTCAACAAGAGCAACAAAAATATCAAAATTAGGAATCTCCATAGTAGATGACTTTCTTATCTTTGCATTTTCAGCAAATAACTGAATCATGACTTTTATTTTTTTATCATTACTATCCTCTCTGTCACCATTAGCATTATTATCTTGAGCTTGATTATTCCCAGGTGGTTTTGGGTTTTGATTATTAACCGGAGGCTTAAGTAACTCTGTTGGAACATCAGAACCATAACCAGCTTTTATTCTTGCTTCTTGCATAGTAATTACTGGCCTAGGTCCATTAAGAAGAAGATTGATTACTGTAGCTTCTCTGATCTCGTCTCTTCTATAATTTTTACTAAGGATAAATTCAACGTTCCCATCAAAAAATCTTTGAGATAAATCTAAATCCATTACTCTTTCAAGATCATCTTGCATTGAACCAATCGCAACAAAATAAGGTTGCAATGAAAGATCAGATGATCTCTCAGCAGACTGATGACCAAACAAAGCAGGAGTAGTTCCAATTACTTCATCAAGCATTTTTTCAACACGATCAAGTCCTTTTAAGAACTCAGCATCTTTTTTGAACTCATTTAGAACTTTAAAATCTATATTTCCAGTGCTTACTAAAGGCCCTCTTCTTCCTTGCTTATGCCTTTGTTTCAAATCTTTTTTGAACTCAACTATAAGTTTAGATTTTGGTTTCTCATCAGGAAACATAAACATTATATCTGGAGTAGCATTGTTTTTGAAAAAATTCTTATTATAACTTTTTGCAAAAACAAGTGAAGTTAAATCAAGAACAAGAGGATAAATTTTTGAGAAACCATAAACATCATCATCAAGTCTAGCTAATCTAAAGTGAATTATTTCTTTAGGAGTAAAATTAATTGTTTCTCCACCATTAGGAGTTTGAGTATAGCCTTCAAGATTCCCATGTTTGTCAACTCTTATTCTAATTGTAGTTGGTCTTACCCTAACCATATCTACAGGAAAACAAAGCTGAGGATTTGTTTTTAAAATAGAATCAAGTGTAATACTACTTTCAAAAGATTTATTCATTACATCAATCATTGTTCTTAGTTGTGATTTCGTTGATGAGACTACTTCCCAATAAGCATTCCCAGTGAGAAGTAAATCTTGAACTGTTTCTTGTAAAAGGATTTTAAGATTCATTCCTTTAGCCCAAAGAGCAACTTGTTTCTTTTTGGTTTTCATGTTTGATTCTACTTCGACTTTATTTGCAACATCTATGGAAAATTTATTTATTCTTCCAAACACTTCTGGAATTAATTTAGCAGTAGCATATACTGTATCAAAAGTAGTATTTCCGACAACAGGAGTTGTTTTTCCATTTTCAGCATCAAAGTTTATAAATTCGATTTGTGATTTAGGGGATCCTGCATCTTCTTCAGTCGGCAAAAAATATCACTCCGTTAGAGTAAATTATTTAAATAAAGTGTTGAACTATTATAAAAAGCTATATGTTTAAAGAAAATTAAATATCCCACATGTTTGATTCATAATCCTCATCATTAGAACTACCTTCTTTTGAAACATCAATGTCTTTTTTACCACCATCATCTTCATCATCATCAAGATCAATTGATTCAATTGAAGTATAATTAATAGCAGCATCTGCAGCTTCTATAGCGAGAGCAAGAGCTATGACACAATCATCATGCTTTCCTAAAGCTTCGTAAGTTTGCTTTCCTTGATTATCTCGTTTCAAACCAAATGTCAGTAACTCTTCAATAAGAGTTTCATCTGATTCATCAATAATAAGAACTTTGTTTCTCATGTAAGATTCAAGTTTAGAAAGAATAAGCTCCTTGGTTTTACGAGTAGTAATGAATGGTTCGAAAACCCCTGGGAATCCTTTATCAACTCCAGTAAGTTCATTAGCCATATCAATAGAAAGTCCAACCGCTTCAATCATTCCTTTTTGTATATTAAATTTCTCTTTCAAATATCTTAGTCTGTCCTTTTGTTCATCCGATGGTTTTCCTTGATATCTCTCTTTTCTAGCTTGAGTTAATTTACCATCAAACTTTTTAAGGATAAAATAAACAGAATAGTCTGAAGATTTTTTAGTACCTAGTGCAATGTCTGCTCCAAGGAAATATTCTCCTGCTGCTCTAGCTTCAGACTCAATTTCAACTTTACCCATACAACTCTTGACAAGATCATAAGGAAATAAAGCAGTTCCTGCAGCAATAGGTTTACACATGTACTCTTTGTTAAAAGAAGCAGAACCCATTGAGTTTCTTAAACGTTCTAGTTTCTCAGCAGAGTATTTCTCAGGCCAAAGAGGAATATTAAATTTATCATCAATTGCTTGCATTTTAAGAACACTCATATTAGGAAATTTCTCTTCATCACTCAAATCACCAAGAAGCAAATCATCAAAACTCTGAGGAGTACCAGTAACCATGAGCTTTCCTTTTCTAGTTTGAAGAGTAGGATAAAGAACTTCATGAAAACCTCTCTTAGCTTTCTCCCAAGTAATAGCATCATCTTCAAGAATATCATCAAGTAAAACATAATCTGCATGAATGGAACGAATTGATGTTGGCCTTGAGAAAGGTCTAGCATAAAATCTAGTTCCGTTCTTTAATTCTATTTCCCCTTCAGACCATTTAGAATCCCCACCTGGATAAAGATCTCTTCTCAATTCAGGGATGTCTTCAATCCAACTTCTAATCCTATTAAGATTTCTAAGCGCTTGTTTTTCTTTAGCAGAACTAATTAAAATTTCAAGTGGTTTAGTAGCTTTCCAAGCTATGTGAGTTAAATAAGAAGTTGAAGTTACTGATTTTCCGTGGCCTCTTGGAAGAATAGAAAGAGATTCATCTGAAGCTTCGAAGTTATTCACTAATGCTTTATGGTGCGGATATAACCATAAGTCTGGATCGCTCTGACGAATGATTGTATTGAAAAAGAATTCGTAATCATTCTTTGCCAGAATCTTCCGATGTAGCGGTGGTCTCTTTTGTAGTTGGTTCAACGGTTGCATCTATACTCACTTCTTCAGATACTCCATAGAGTTTTTTAACTCTATCAATATTTGTAATTTTAATGACACCCATTTTTTCCAGGGCTTCAAGATCACAAAGATAATCTTTTCCAATAGAAAGAATATTAACTGTGTGCTGATCTCCTGTTCTGATTCTTCCAACTGCTTTCGCAATTAACTCGAAAGAACGATTAAGCTGTCCAGCAACTTGTGCAAAATACTTATACTTCTTTTCTTTTTCAAGAATATCAAGTGCTTTTTCAAGTCTTACTGAAAGATCATTCATTCTCTCAACTAATTGAGTTTTACAAGCCTCTAAATCTGCTGAAATTTTTACTTGTCTTTCCTCAATAGAAGAACTGTAATCAGGAAAAAGTTTTTGGAATTCAACAATAGTTATTTCATAACCATGTGAAGAATTTAGTTGCTCGATTGATTCTTCTAATGGAATTCCTGAAGCAACTCGATCCACAATATAATCCTTAATAGAATAAGGGTTATCAGGATCATATTTTGCTACTTTCAATTTCAATCTTCTCCACAAAACTATTTTTGTTTTTCTTCTTAGCATCTAACATTTTAGCTAGTTTTACAGTCTCCATGTTTCGATCACCAACGCTCCATTTTTAAAGTAAATACTATTTACCTTTTCTCCATTAAAATTGTTTCCTTTTAATACTTTAGATATTTCTACAGCAAATTCTGCTGCAGAAAGATCCTTCAAACCTTCTTTTCCTGAAATTGTGATTATAGCCATTCAAAAACCTCCTACATTATTTTTCTTCTAGTGATAATTTAACACCACATACTGTTTCACTTGTTTTGTTCTCAGACATTCTTTTTATGTCTAACATTATTCTCTGACAATCTCTTTTACAAAAAGGACAAGTTCCTTCTATTACTTCTCCAATATCTTTTGTACCTATCCCTTTGTAAGTCAATTCTCCTTTACCAACTTTGAATCCACCATCAAATACATGATAACCTGATTCTATATTGGCGCAAGTAGTCCATGCTTTCCTTGCTTCGGTTGTTCCATAAGTAGCTGTGATAACACATTCCTTTGGAACTAATTTCTTGAGTTCTTCTAACTTACCATTCAAACCTTTTGAAACAATCAAATGCTTTAGCTTTCCTAAAAAATCTTTTCCTTCAGCTAAAACACTTGGCAAGTGCATACTAAGACCTGCAATGTAAACCGGTGGAAATTCTTTAAACAACTCTTTTGCTTGCTCTGGCTTTATCATTCCTAATTCTATTACTAGAGAATTAGTTAACTCTGCGTACTGGTGTACTATCCAGTAACCAATGTTTGAAGAGTGAGGGAAGAAATTGTAAATAATTCCTTGCTCTCCATTGTAGATTTCTCTGAACTCCTCAGCACATTTATTTATTCCTTTCCAATCTTTCTCTCCGTAGAAAACAGGTGTTGGGTTTCCTGTTGTTCCTGTTGTATATAATATCGTTTTCATATAATCCCTCCTTAAGTGTTATTTGGTAATCCAACTTTTGAACCTGATGGCATTTTTAATTTAGAACCGCTTCCTTTTACATAAATATGGCTAGCATCATCAAAAGATAAGCTAAATCCATTTATATCAAGAAAATAACCAGCATCTATTAACAAAGAACCTACTTTTTCTTCATCTTGCTCCATTGTACAGTTTCCACTTGTGGCATTAATAACCCAAGCACCAGCAGGTGCAACACAAGCATGAGTATAATTAATCCCTAATTTAGCTCTATAATCTGTAGCGTTTGTATTATCATAATCCCAAGAATATATCCTTCTAGGGTCATCTCCTTTAGAACTAGCTGCTTCATCAAGTTTTATAGTAACATAATTCCCATAAGCAAAAGTTGCTTTGTCAACTATTCTTTGAATCAGAGCTGTGAAATCTGTTGTATCATAATTAGTATTTATAGCCCATATCCCAGCGTTCCAAGTAACATAAGTAGCCCAAAAAGTTCTTGAATTTAAATTCTCTGAAGCACCAAACACTGCTGAATTAACAACATCTTCAACATAAATTCTTGGGTCAAAATCATCACCAGCAGCAACATAAGAACGAACTTCTATGAGAGCAGCACCAATTGATGCACCTGGATAAACATTGAGTTGAAACCTAAGAAAACCATTAGTAGCACTATATTCACATCTAACGCTATCAGCTGTTAAATTAGGTGTTGAAGAAGACCTATCACAATACCCATCATTAGCACTTGCAGAAATACTTACAATAATGGCTTCAGTTCCCAAGTTTACTCACTTCCCATTCACCTAACTCTGCTTTTTCAATTGCTTGGTCTAACAAACCACCGTCATCAATTGCTTTTTTTACAAGTAATTTTAATTCAGATATACAAATCACCTTTGGTTTTAATCACGCATCTACATAAACTGCTATTCTGCGAACAACTCCGTTTATTTCTACGCGCACACTTTCGAGTGAATTTGTTGCACCAGTAATTACTCCTCTGTCGCTTCCAATAAAATTTATGAATCCTTCTGACACATCTGCTTGATCTAGAACAAGAACTGGAATTCCTTCTGTTGTACTTGATTGGTCTATGTGAAGCTTTGCAACTGGACTAGCTGTTCCTATTCCTACATTGCCAGATGTATCCATAGTTAATTTAACAGAATTATCATATCTCCATTGAAGTTTATCTGAGATACTTACATCCATTCTCATCGTCCAGTCGTTTAAATCTGAACTTCCATCAGAAGTTAATTGTAATACTGGGTCGTTAGCATCTGCTTCAATAGTCATAGTAGTCCAACTTGTGCCTTTTACGTGTAAT